AGTGCAATACATGCGGATCAGACCAGCTCAAGATCGGCATCACCAACATTGCATCAGGAGCGACTGTCTATCCGATCTACTGCGATGCATGCGGTGAAGTATTCGCAAAATATGTGAAGAAAATAATCGCACAGGAATATGCAAAAGAAAATGGACCGTTGAAATATGTCAAAACAAAAACCGCAGAATATATTGAGAAAAAACAAATCCAGATTAAATGCGAAGTGTGCGATGCAAATGAAGGTGAATTGCACCACTGGGCACCACAGTATTTATTCGGTGACGAGGCCAACCGCTGGCCCGTTGCGTATCTCTGCCGCACATGCCATCGAAAATGGCATGATCTTGTAACTCCGAACATGAGCAAGAAACCATGACACAGACGAACGTGAACGAGATGCTGGCCGGCCGTGAAGGTCGGTATGGCAGTTTCCAAGGCCATGCCAGGATCAGCCAAGACCTCAAGGCCGTCATGCACGAACACAGCGGCTGGGACAATCTCAAGCCAGACCAGCGCGAGGCCTTGGAGATGATCCAGCACAAAGTTGCGCGCATCCTCAACGGCGATCCGAACTACGCCGACAACTGGGTCGACATCGCCGGCTACGCCACACTGGTGGCCAACCGGCTGGAAAAAGAGGAGAATGCAGCATGACCACAATTTCACACTTTTGCACGGGTGCAACCATGAAAGCCATCATCGTCATCACAGCCGCTTTGCTGGCGTTTTCGGCCCAGGCCCAGACCACGCGCTGCTACAAAAACGCCGATGGCAGCATTACCTGCACTCGCGGCAGTGGAGGCTTTTGATGGCAACCAAGAAGCCCAAGAAAATTGGCCGTCCTCCTGAGCCGGTTCCGTCAGACAAAGTCGATGACATTTGCCAGTGGATTTCTCAAGGCAAGACGCTTCGGCAATGGTGCAGGGACAACAAGATTCACTACTCGACTGTGTATCTGTGGATGGAGAAAGACCAAGAGTTCGCTCAACGCTTCGCGCGCGCGCGTGACATTGGCGCTGACTGCATCGCCGATGAGACGCTGGAGATCATCGACACGCAGCCTGACATGGCAGTCACGACCAGTGAGAATAGTTCCAGCGAACGAATCGACTCGGCTCACGTGGCGTGGCTTAAGAATCGAGCCGAGCAGCGCATGAAACTGTTGGCCAAGTGGAACCCCAAAAAGTACGGCGACCGGCTGGCGCTGGCTGGCGACAAGGAAAACCCGCTTGAAGTAAAGCAGACCATCGATGCCAGCAAGCTGTCGACTGACGTGTTGGCGCAGATCATGGCCGCAAAGGATTCCAATGATTGACCTAAAACACGGCGACTGCCTGGAGGTGCTGCGCACCCTGCCCGACAACAGCGTGGACGCTGTGGTGACCGACCCGCCCTATGGCCTGTCGTTCATGGGCAAGCGCTGGGACTACGACGTGCCAGCCGTCGAGGTCTGGGCCGAGTGCCTGCGCGTACTGAAACCGGGCGGCCACCTGCTGGCGTTCGCTGGCACCCGCACGCAGCACCGCATGGCCGTGCGGATTGAGGATGCGGGGTTTGAAATCCGCGACATGATCGCGTGGGTGTATGGCAGCGGCTTTCCGAAGTCGCTGGATGTGAGCAAGGCCATCGACAAGCAGGACGCGGCCGACATGCGGAGCGAGCGTCAGCTGCGCTTTACCGAATGGATGCGCTCCACCGGCCTGACCAGCGCACAGATCGACGCCATCACCGGCACCAACATGGGCGGGCACTACACCACCGCCGCAAGCCAGCCAGCCGTCGCCACCCGCGAGCACTTTGAGATGCTGCGGCCGCACTTCGGATGCGAGGTTCCAGCCTGGGTCGAGCAGATGGTGGACGAGCGCACGGTGGAGTCGGAGAATTTCAAGCGGCGGCAAGTGGTCGGTACCGTGAAAAACGCGATGTCCGGCTGGAATTCTGATGGTGGGACCAAGTTTGTAGACCGAGACATCACCACCGCCCACACCGAAGCCGCCCGCCAGTGGCAAGGCTGGGGCACCGCCCTCAAGCCCGCCCTAGAGCCGATCACCGTCGCCCGCAAGCCGCTGGTCGGCACCGTGGCTGAGAACGTGCTGGAGCACGGCACCGGGGCGCTGAATGTGGACGGGTGTAGAGTGGGGACGGACGACGACTGCGCACGAAAGCCGTCGCTTGTGCGTGACACCGCGGCGGGATTCGGCAAAGGAAATGCCATGGGAGGAAAAGGTCATGATGCAGGCCGCTGGCCCGCTAACCTGATCCACGACGGCAGCGAGGAGGTGGTCGAGTTGTTTCCGCAGGCGGGCGGAGGGTTTGGAATTCGAGGCAAGGGAGGGCAAACCTACGCAAGCGGCAAGGGTTTCGCTAACACTTTAACGGTCACGGGGCAAACCGTGGGCTACGGCGACACAGGCTCAGCCGCCCGCTTCTTCTACTGCGCGAAAGCAAGCAAGCGGGACCGTGATGAAGGCAACATCCACCCCACCGTCAAACCCACCGACCTCATGCGCTACCTGTGCCGCCTCGTCACCCCGCCCGGTGGCGTGGTACTCGACCCGTTCATGGGTAGCGGCTCGACGGGCAAGGCCGCAGTCTTGGAGGGCTTTCGGTTCGTCGGCGTGGAGCGTGAAGCTGAATATCTGGAGATTGCACGGGCGCGAATCAAAGCCGTGGCAGGAATTTTTTATGCAACTGACGCAAGCTGACCTGCTGGCCATCGAGCGCGAGTTGTGCAGGCGCAGCCTGGCAGAGTTTGCCAAGCGCGCTTGGCGCGTGCTCGAACCGGCTGCCGAACTGAAGTGGGGCTGGGCATTGGACGCCATCTGCATGCACCTGGAGGCCGTGACCAAGGGCGAGATCACCCGGCTGCTGATGAACGTGCCACCCGGCTCGATGAAGTCCCTGCTGACCGGCGTGATCTGGCCAGCATGGGAGTGGGGACCGCGCGGCCTGCCCGAGATGCGCTTTGTCGGCACGGCTCACGAGGAGCAACTGGCCATCCGAGACAGCAGGCGCTGCCGCGACCTGATCAAGTCTGACTGGTACCAGCGGCTCTGGCCCATCGAACTGCTGGCCGACCTGGACGGCAAGCGCGAGTTCGGCAACACGAAGAAGGGCGTGCGCCAGGCACGCGCTTTCACCTCCATGACCGGCGTGCGCGGCGACAGGGTCATCCTGGACGACCCGATCAGCGCAGACAACGCCAACAGCCAGGCCAAGCTGGAGGCCGCGCGCATTGCCTTCACCGAAACGCTGCCGACCCGGATCAACTCGGACAAGTCGGCCATCGTGGTCATCATGCAGCGCCTGAACGAGAAGGACATTTCCGGCGTCATCCTGGAGATGGGCCTGCCCTACGTCTACCTGCGCATCCCCATGCGCTTCGAGCCGGAGCGGCGCAGCACCACGGCCATCGGATGGTCTGATCCACGGACCGAGGAAGGCGAGTTGATGTTTCCCGAGCGCTTTGGCGAGGAGCAAGTGACCGAGTTGGAAAAGACCCTTGGCACCTACGGCGCGGCCGGGCAACTGCAGCAGCGGCCAGCCCCGCGCGGCGGCGGCATCATCAACACCGAATGGTTCACCTACTGGAAGGCCGTGCCGCAGTTGGAGTTCCGCTTCATCACGGTGGACACGGCTCAGAAGACGGCCGAGCAGAACGACTGGTCCGTCATGCAGGCCTGGGCACGCTCCAGCACCGGCAAGGCCATCAAGCTGGACCAGGTGCGCGGCAAGTGGGAGGCGCCCGAGTTGCTGGTGCAGGCGCGCGCCTTCTGGATGAAGCACTTGGGCGACCAGCGTCCGCTGTGCCAGAAGGCAGCCATGCGCGGCATGTACGTGGAGGACAAGGTCTCAGGCACCGGCCTGATTCAGACCCTGCGGCGCGAGGGCATCCCGGTTGTGCCGGTGCAGCGCAGCAAGGACAAGATCAGCCGTGGCTACGATGCGGCCCCGTTCATCGAATCCGGCAACGTGGCCCTGCCAGAGGACGCGCCTTGGCTGTCAGACTTTCTGGCTGAGGTGGCCAGCTTTCCGGCTGGCGCGCACGACGACCAGCTTGACCCCATGTTTGACGCCATCAATCTGGTGCAGCGTCTGCCTGCGGTGAAGTCCCACAACTTCACACCATTGCCTACGATGCACAAATGGTGAGACAATATTGCAAAGTGAGGACCGCCCATGGCCAGAATTTCCAGAGATCAGCAGCTTGCCAATCTGCACGCGGAAGCGCTGGCTGAGTTTGACAACATCCAGACTGCACTGCGCGACGAGCGCCTGCAGTGCCTGCAGGACCGTCGCTTCTACAGCCTGGCAGGCAGTCAATGGGAAGGCCCACTCTGGGACCAGTACGCCAACAAGCCCAAGTTCGAGGTGAA